GCACTAGCTGTTGTATCTGAATCAGCCCTAAATCCTATTCCATAACTATCACCATCTAATACATTTGAAACGCCCTTATTATGTTTGATATATAAAGGAAGAACGGCACCTGTATTTCTTGTAGTAGATAAAAGTGCAACATCATCAGATGATTCACCCATTACTTCTAATTTATATGATGGACTTCCACTTGACCCAATTCTTGTGGTTGTAAAATTTGCAGCACCAGGAGTTGTTCCACCTATAGCTCCAGGGGCAGCTAGCCTTGCTGTCAATGCAGATGGAACTATTGCTCTTGTTGTGTTTGTTCCAGTAACAGCTAATGCAGATGTAGAGAGTCTTACAACTCCATCAGATGATGTAGTTGCATATACATTTTCTATAGCAACCCAAGCTGTAGAATCCCAAAAATACATTTGGGCATCACCTGCGGCAAGCGTTATTGTGTTTACGGTTATTGAATTTGTAGATGTATCATTATTGACCACTGAAAATGTTTTACCCGCAACAGTATCAGTTGGTGGCTGTAATGTCTGAGCCGCACCTGTAGTTGTCAAGGTTATTACAACTCCTGCATAGGCATCTATAATGGCAGTTGTTACGGCGGCATTTGTGGCTGGATTAGTTATGGCGTAATATGTTAGTTCAGGAGTTGGTTCAGGTGTGCTACCGCTTGCAGGCAACTCAGACCATGTTGAACCATTATAAATATACCACTTGGTAGTATCAGTATAAAAGACTCTATCCCCCAACGAAGGATTAGAAATTGTATCAGATGATAACCCTATCCAATATTTATAAAACTCAAATGGGCCTTTAACCGCCATGTTATGAACCTCCTTCTATTTCTTTATGCCATGCTGTACCGTCAAAAATATATTGGTCTTTAGTGTTAGTTTCTATAAACCTATCGCCGCCATTAACATTTAGTGTAGGCTTAACATCTGTGCTATCACCAATATAATACTTAGGCTGATTATATCTATCTGCTTGAAATGGGCCTTTTATAGCCATTATTTTATCCCCCTTATCCTAAATTAATATCGTATGTTGAATTATTGCTTATGGGTAAATTTAATTTAGCTGCCCTGAGTTGATTGTTTGCATTCAAATTTATTAATGTATCATAAGAATTACCTGCTATTGCCGCTAATTCTGCCGATATTGTTTTTCCGTATTGAGGTGCAAGCCTTACAGCTAGATTGGAAATTATAGGTTCTTCATAGTTTGGCGGGAAATTGAATGTGCTAGTTATTAAATCAAATGAGCTAGTTTCTGTAAATGGCTTTAATGTATTAAGATGCAATGTGTAACTAACATCAGGCGTTGGATAAAGATATATATACCCTAGAGGATATGATGGTTTGTAATAAATTTCAAATGGTCTGCCTGTTGTAGTCTTGCTTGTTATTTGGTTATATGAATACATATCAATAATATCAACAGGGGCATCATATCCTGAGGTGTCTGTTATATAGGCGTTTAATATTTCATGCGGCCTTGAAGTGGTAATATTACCTGATGTACCCCATGAATATGATGCTTGACCCCCTGTTAGCGTAACCGACTCGTCTATTGTAGCAAACACATTGATCTGCTTGGATGCCCACAATCTAAGCATTGACTGTAGTGTAGATAATGCATCTGCCAACTCAGCGGTACTTGGAGTTTCGCCCGAAGCTATAACGCCTAAATTTCTCATTGAGGCTTTTATAATGTCCTGTACCGTCATTTAATTTCTCCTATGAACGCTTAAAAAATGATTCTTTAAATCATAACCTGTTTCTGCTATATAATTGCATAAATCGCACTTGAGTAACTTGGTAACATCAATTCCTTTCTTCTTGAGTCTTTCAAGTTCCAATTTATCTGATTCCTTTTTATATTTATTAGCTCTTGCCGATTCTTCTATATCTTCTTTGCTGGGCGACCCCTGTGTTTTTTTTTAATCTCCGCTTCAAGTATTACAGCTTTATCTTCATTTATTGGTACGGCAGGTTTAATATCAATTAAATCAGCCTCTATAATTTCAACTATATTAGCATCTTCCAATGGCGTTACTTCATCATCGAATGCAATCTGTTCATTAATCTGTTCAATATTAAGGCTAGTGTTTCTAGCTTCACGGATATTTTGAACCCAACCCTGCGCTTTAAGTCTATCATATTCATCCTGTTTGGCTATTAACCTTCCCTCTAGGCAATCTTTGTGATAAAGCCACCCAATATATTTCTTTGGTTCAGGGGCAACAACATTTTCTATTGCCGAACCAAATATTAAATTATTTTGTGATGCCATCTGAAACTCCTTTTAATCTATCGTAAAGAGGTATATATTTTTCATTAAGATTATCGGCTTTCTCTATAGCCTCAATAAGTAATTTTATTCCTTGCTCACGAATATCAACTTCTTTCATGGGGTCAACTGTATCATCCCATTCAACTTTCCCACCATCTGATTTTAATCCATATGCGTTTATTTCATCTTCACTAAAGCTAACTGAATCAATTAAATCTTTCTTTACTTTAAGAGTAATGATATTGCCCGTATGTGGCAATGTTCCTAAATTCAATATTAGCAGACGCTCTAAAACTGATAATTGCATAAAATCCCCTTCGTTTTTATTCAGTTAGCGGGGCAAGTTTACCTGCCCCGATTTACCATTAAGATGTATAAATATTAACGTAATAGGTAGTTCCAGCCGTTGCATCCTTACAGAAAGGTATTGCAATACCGCCGCCTGACTTAGCCGTTGTGCTATTGAAATCAGCAATAGCATTCACATCAAACAAAGCAGTTAATGCGTTGCTGAAAATGTTTGTGCTAAACAGGAACAAAGAGCCAGGATTTGCACCATCATCTGCAACATAGTGCATTCTGCTTCCCATAATCATCTTTGCGCTAGAGGCTGTAATACCCGAAGGAATATATATTCCATCATTATGAACGGCAAGTATGTTACCACCTGGGACTGTACCAGACGCAAGATTTATCCAACATGATTCAGCACAAGCATATGGGCCTGCTACTGTGCCACTAAAGTTGGCATTAATTTCTACTGTTCCATAACCATCTGAATGAGCAGGGGCGGCTGCTGTTCCATTTATCTGGAGTGAACGACCAGTAGAAGCATTAAGCGTTGCCGCTGTAATGGTTTCTGAGCCAGTAATTGCTAAATCACCACCTGCAAGTGTTAAGGTGTTAGATGAATGAGTAAGCGTTATATCTCCATTGTTGAAGTTTATTACGCCTCCAGTGGCAAGAAATAAATCAGACCACATCAATGAAGTTGTACCAAGAGCAGCGCCATCGTTAGATGAAGGGGCAATCAATGAGCCAAACTGATAACCACTTGATGCGCCACCAAAAGACAATGTGTTTGATGTATGGGTTATTGTTACGTCACCATTATTAAAATTGATGACACCACCACTTGCTAGAAACAAGTCACTCCACATTAATGTTGACGTACCCAATGCTGCGCCATCATTAGATGTAGGGGATATTGTACTACTAAATGTTTCCGATGAAGAACCAGAAAATGAAACAGTACCCGAAAAAACAATATTATTGGGTATTGTTACTGTTTCTGATGCGTTTTCAAATACTCTATCTAAATATGGCATATCCTATTTCTCCTTTGTTGTATTTTTACTTGCATTAACCGTAAACATGGGAAAGAATTAAGATTTTAGAGTGGTCAGCGGAAAAAGCACTAACCACCCCCGCCTTGTCTGCGGATTCACGATGCTCCATAGCTAGAGAAACTAGATACGGAAAAAAGTGAATAAAATTAAGCACTTATCACCCAATGAGGCGGCAAGCCAGTTCAGGATAAAGTGTTTTTACTCCATAAAGAACATCGACCCTTGCAATTTCCTCGTCAGCATCAATGTCATACTGCTTTACAACACGGCAAGAAAGACCTGCTTCGGGGTCTGTTTCTCTTGCGCCCCATACGCCTGATGGCATTTCCATAGGAACTGTAACAAGAGCAAATGCCTGAGGATGGAAAATAAGATTCTGAGGATATGCTGTAGCCGCTGTACCAACAAAGGTAAGCAGGGCATCAACCTGAGGAAGGGAATCAACCGTCTGATAAGGGCCGCTAGAAATTATTGCAGGAGAAACAGGGATGGTAAGAGCCGACCCTGAATCTGCTGTAGTTGCAGTTACCGTGAACTTTCTAAGCTCACCTGTTGAAGCACCTGTAAGCGGATTAACGGCATATACTCCTGCTACTGTGAATATATCACCCTTTGTAACAGAGCTTGAGCCGTTCCAATTCTTTGTTACAAGTGAAGTTGCCCCGCTTGCTGGCTCAGATGTTACCTGAATATCAGCCTCAAATGTTCCATTGGTATGCCTTACAATATTCTGGTCCTGATAAATATCAAGGTTAGCAATTCTTCCCAAGAATCCTCTGGTAATTATGTCTTTTGCTACATTCTGTGCGAATGTTCCCTTGAGTCCATCTGCCAATGCCCAATTTGCTTTAGGATTAACTATTGCAACTCTCCTATCAGAAGGTGCGCCCTCATCATCAAGAATCCTCTGTGCGTCACCAAGTGCTGAGAATGTTGCAGGGGTTGTTCCTGGTGTACCTGCATAATTGTAAACATCGGTGTAAAGACCACAAAGGTCAAGATCAATCTGGTTAGCAAGGGCAATAGCTGCTGGCTGTATATAACGCTTGCTGTAATCTTCAACTGTCAAAGTGAGGTCTGCGCTTGAGAATGCCCAAGAAACATGAGCCTGATTGCTAACAGTTATAGAAGTGCTTGGCTCGGCAAGATTTGTGTTAGACCTGGCCTGAGTCTTGGTTGCCCTGAACTTATTAGGTTTTCTTATAGTGATTGTAGAACCAACCTTTACAAACTCGTTCTTATATGCCGTATAGACATTTCTAGCCATTGCAAGGCTATTCATAAGCTGGAGCAAGGTTTCCTTTGCGATTATCGTTGGTGTTAGAAGTGTATTACTAGATGCCATTTCATTATCTCCTTTTTATTTTTGTTTTTCTCTCCAAGCCCTGTATTCTTTAGGTGTCATCTTTTCAGGATTAACATCTATTACCCCATTGGCTTCTATTGGAGTGATTGGTTCAGGGGCTTTACTAACGTGCTTAATAATTGTTTTGGGTGCAGGTGCGTTTATTTTGGCATCTATCTTAGCCAATGCTATTGCCATTTTAGGTATAGTCATTTTGGCTATTTCAGCCGATTCATCATGGTGCTTTCCAAGATAGTAAAGAACTTCATGGGGAGTTTCTAAATCCAGAACGGCATCAACCATTACATCTGTTAGAGGGAAAGATTTATCTTGCAAAACTAAAGCATCAAAGTCAGCATATTTCTCTCGGCCTTTATCAATAAATTGATCTAAGGTATCATATGGTTTTTCAGCGTCCTCAATTTTCTTTTCAGTTTCCTGTTTTTTGAGGATACCTTCACCTTGCGCTGACAATGATTTTAGTTTCTGCTCAACTTTCCAATCTGTAAGTGCTTCAAGATATTCTGCCTCTGTTTCAAAATCCTCAGAGTTGGGCTTGTCTGTTGCAGGTATCTTTGTTTCAAGCTCTGCAATTCTAGCCTCTAATTCCTCTCTAGCCTGTCTTTCAGCATCACGCTCACGCTCTGCAATCCTTTGCTTTTTAACCGCTTTATCAATTCTTTCTTGCACAGATTTAGGAACTCTATCCTCGGCTTTAACTTCTTCTTTAGGCTCAGTCTTGACCTCTTCTGTTTTTACAGAATCATCTGCTTTAGCCTCAATTTTAGTTTCATCCTCGGCAATTAATTCCTCTTTTTCTTCATTTGTGGATTTGGTAGATTCTGTGATTTCTGCCTCCACTTTGTTTTCGGTCTTATCATCATGTTCGGGATTAACCATATCAACTGATTCAGGATATGCCCCTACTGATGTTACAGACAAACTATTAGCGTCATCAACTAAGTTGAGTACGGTGGGTGTTGCTATTACTGGTGATTCTGTTGATAATGTTGCCATTTGCGCCTCCTTTGGCGAGTATTGTTAGCAGGTCATTGACCTGATTTTTGTGTTACTATTTCTTTCCTTTGCCTTTACATTTGCCCATCTTGATTCTCCTTATTTTTTACTCGCAGACCTTCTTGCCTCTGCCAATGCCACGGCAATCGCCTGTCTGTCGGCCTTTTCTTTTCCAAACTTTTTCTTGGTCTTTTGATATGTTTCACCACCATGAAATTCGGCAATGTTCTTGCTGATTACATTTTGTGATTTACCTTTCATAAGTGGCATGTTATTTACCTCTCTTATCTTTTAAATCTTTTATTAAATCATTGAGCCTTTCTATTTCAGCATCACGATTAACCAACCTGGAGTCCAATTTGCTTATAAAGATTTTCATCTTTTCAAAGGACTTCTCGTAAACTCTAAGTTTTCGTGCCTGTTCTTGAAATAGTGACAACTCATATATCCTCTTTTATTGCCTATTCCATTTCTGCCTGTTGTGGATTATTACCATTCAACATTTCAGGTGGTATCTGACCCGCTTGTTTCATTGCCATAAACTCTTCTTCTGTTGGTGGAGGTGGCATCTGCTGTGGGTTCACTGGTGCATTATTCCGCTGATTATCTTCATCTATTATTTCATTGATTGTCTGGCGCATTAAGGTTTTTGACTCAGCCGCTTTTAATTGAAGCTCGACTTGCATCTGTTCAAGCTTTACTTTCTCTTGCTCAACCTCAATCTGCTTTTTCTGAATGTCCAATTTATCCTGTTCCATCTGAGCTAGCATTTGAGGATTAGGTGGTTGTGGTGGTTCAGGCTGAACCTGTTTGCCTTTTAGCTCGGCATCCTGTTTATTGACTTTATCCCTAATTTCAGGTGGCAATAAATAACGCAATCTCTCCGCAAAATCATCAGCTCCCTTCCAATCCATTGACTTGGCAAACAAGTCACCAATGAAAGGTGCGGCTTGCGGGAAGTACTGAATAAACTCAGACATTGAACGCCTTGCTTCTTCCCTCATTGTTGCGAATGATGGCCCGACTGAAACAACTACGTCATAACTTCCCATAGATAAATCATTGAATATCTTGCCATCTTCGGCTACAACATTAACCGCTTCAAATTTCTGCAATCCATCTTCCATTCCGAGTCTGATAATTCTTTCGGTATCAAGAATGGCGGGTGCAATATCAACCAATACCCTTCCAAGATATGTAATTGACCTTGCAAGATTGTCTATGAATGCGAATGTTGCCGTATCACCCTGCCTCTGACGTTCCATTATTGCTTTTCCAGAACGCTCATTTGACTGCATACCAAGTGATGCTTTCTGTAAGCCTGTTGTATCCCTAATCTCTTGGTCTGCCATCTGAATCTTCTCTACCATTGCAGAAGATGCTTGAGGTGGTGCTTGTCTTTGAGGCCAACCAGGTGCTGATTGGTCAGGATTTATGATAAGATATGGATAATTCTTTCTATGAGATTCATTCCATTGAGATTCATGCCCTGCAATCTGTTTTGCCGTAACAATGTAAGGGAATTTAGGTGCAAGTGCGACTAATTCTGTGTCCGAGCTTTGCCAGAAATTGTACATACGTTGCGGGTCTTTGGCATTCCTGATAAGACCCCTTAAAACCCTTCTGCCACCTACATTAAATTCTTTACCCCAAACTGAAATTATAGGAATATATTTTTTTCCAGGCCAATCTTTCTCATCAAGGACTTTATTGCCCGACAAAAGATACCATTTTATTTTATATGCTTTGACTTTGCGTTGTTTAACTATTAACGCCTTATCAAATGGTCTTTCATCCACAATTCTGCCATTTGGAAGCATATAAATGGTTTTTATGTATGATTCTTTTACGAAATATTCACATACTCTAACGGTATTTTCAGTACACCAACCCTCAATATACTGAGAATCGGTTTCATTGAATGGCATAGGGTCTGTATTATATGTAGATTTAAACTCATCCCTATCTATATCTGAAACGATAAAGCAATATTTTGCGTCCGAACAATCATATTCAGAATGCTTACCCCAATAAACAGATAGGGCATTGTCAATTTTCTTTATATAAACGTCTTGGTCAAACGAATCATCATTGGAATAGTCTGTAATAACCCTGAATGCCCCATAAGCGCATGTCACTGCATGTTCAAAAGCATGGTCAACGGCAACATCATAGTTGCTTGTCTGCTCAATATGCTTTATCCATCCGCTTAATATATCGGCAATGTAAGGGTCAGCCTTATCATCAACAGGGATAACCTTTATAGAGGGTCTATTTTGACGCTCATCACCTACAACTTGGTCTATATACGTTGGAAGTTTATTTATGGTAATACAAGGTCTGCCAGAATTTTCTCTTTCTGCCCTTATTGTATCAGGCCATTGGGTTTCAGGTATAGCGACAAATTGCAGGTCATCAAAGGCCATCTGCCGATTATCTGAATCCTCATCTTGGCACAGCCTGAGTCTATCTCTTGCCTCTGCTAAAATTTTAGATTCCCTATCGTAATTCAGCTTAGACCTCCAAGCGTAAAAATATTTATTATCTAATTACCTAATCGGTATAAATATATAAAATAGCAAGAGTTTATGGTATTACTTGACATAAAGACAATATCATTGTATATTAGTGTTATAGGAGTAACCATGCCAAAACCTTATAATTTAACAAATAAAAGATTTGGTAATTTAGTTGTTGTATCTTCTTCTAATTCAAATGGTAAAAGTCCTTGGATTTGTAAGTGTGATTGCGGAAATAATATAATATTAGATTCAAATGAATTAGTTTATGTTGGTAAATTAAATTGTGGTTGTTTAAATAAAACAAAAAATATTAATTTTAATACCACAAAAAACAAAATATCTACTACCCAAGCAACATGGTATTCTATGAAGGAAAGATGTTATAATAAAAAAAACAATACTTATAAAAATTATGGTGGTAGGGGTATTAAAATTTGTGATAGATGGTTAGAATCTTATGATAATTTTTTAAAAGACATGGGTGAAAAACCAATAAATAAATCCATAGAAAGAATTGATAATAATGGTAATTACGAACCATCTAATTGTAGATGGGCTACAGTTAAAGAACAAGCCAATAACAGAAGAAATACATTATTATATACCTACAAAAATAAATCTAAATCATTATCTTATTGGTCTGATATATCTGGAAATAGTAAAAATCTTATGTATTATAGATTGACTCATGGTTGGACTATAGAAGATGTAATAGAAAATAAATTAATAAAAGGTAGGTGCAATAGATGATATTTCCATTAAAGGGCATACCAGATGATCTATGGAAGAAAGCTAAACATATTGCTATTGAACAAGGTATATCTATGAGGATTTTAATATTTAGGGCAATAAAAATGTATTTAGAATCTAATCCCAAAATGAGTTGCCAGCAATTTGACGCTCCAATAGATGATATTGAAGCTAAGAAAATGGCTAAAGCCGCCTTAGATATTATGAAAGAATCTATGAAATAACTATTTTTTAATTTTCTCTAACGCCATTTCCATTTCTTCTACGAGGCTTTCCATTTCATCTATCATGGAGTCTATTTCTACAGCTGATGATTCCTTGCTCATACTTGGGCATCGGCCTCTAACATAACTACATCCCAATTCAGGGCAGAAATAGAATCCTTTTTCACATATCATTTTAGCACCGCATGAAGGGCAAATCATTTTTATCCCCCTAAATATGAAAACCTACTGTTTCCATAATTATTTCTATAGTTTTTACCGGATGGATTGCTGTATGTCTTGGCATTATATCCAACTCCGAAAGTCCTAAATGCATCAGCTCCATGACTAGACCAATCGTGATTAGGTTTTATTCCTAATATACATTTATCTTCATCATATTCCGACTTGTAATTTTCAAGGCAAGCTATTCCTTCCTTACATTTAACAGCATCAAAATAGCATTGTGATAATTTATTTCGGCAATCTTCTATGCCATTTAAAACCGCCTGAGTATCTTTTGCCCTCTTAACAATTATTATTGGTTCTATTCCAAGATTCTCGGCTATTTCCTTTTTAGATAAGGCAATCTCTGTTTCAGAACCATCCTGACGTTGCGCTATATCATGTGGCATATAGTGATCTCCATAAACATATCCTTTTTCTTTAAGGACTTTAGCATAATGAACCATTGTAAATCCACTATTCTCATAATAATCTATGAATCTATATGTAAGACCTATCTGTTGCATAAACCAAATTGTCTGTGAATCATCCAATCCCAAATCCCAAAATGTATAAACTTCATGCCCTGGCACATAAGGAACTTCACATATTCTATTTTGCTGTCTTATCTCCCTCATCTGTTGGGCGTAATAAACGCCCCTTATATTCCTATCCTCTACAGCCTGTTCTTCTGTTTCGGGATAGTTCTCATCAACGTCACGCTTGCTCATGCCGCCTAAAATCATTTGCTCAAGGAAATTTTCTGCCCTGTTTGGATTGGCTTGCCACGGCAAGAATATTCTCTTGAACTTATTAACCTTGTGCATTGAATCAAGATATATATCCCTTGTGAACGCCCACCCTTCACCCTCTTTTATTGAGTTGGAAATCATTATAACCTGACCATCTGCCGCCTCAATTCCAGGCTTGGATGCGTTATAAACCTTCTTTATTAATTTATTCTTACACGTTTCATCAAGTATTAATACGTTAGGTGTCTTTGACTGTGCGCCCATTTCAGTTGTGGGCAATGATTTTATTGTTGATATTAATCCACCCGCATGTTTAAACTCTATAAGCATCTTTGACCAAGTTTTTATTTCAGGTTTGAGCCAAACAGGTAATCTATCCAAGACAAACTTAACCCTGTCAAGGAACTCTATAGCCAAGTCCTCTGTTACAGACATTATGATTGTCAAATGCAACTGTTTAGTTATAGACAACCATGCGGCATATGCAGCAACTAGCCAAGATAAACCCAACTGTCTGGCCTTTAATATTATCAATTCTTTTGAATCTGTTATATCTGGAATTATATTGCGCTGAGAAGGCCACATTCTTAGTTTTCTAGCCCTATTCTCAATTTTATCCTCAAAGTAAACGTAATTATCAAGGAAATACATGAAAGACTTGGTTACTTTGGCGCACTCTAGGATTATCTGTTGGATTGTTAGACTATCTAAATCGAATGACTCGCTTAATGTTTCACCGTTTTCTATTAACTTCTTTAACTTCTGTTCTATCTTCTTAATATCAAAATCTGCCATTTCAGCTCCCTATGTCGTCACATTCTCGACATAGCAGTAATTTACCAATACAAATCATCTTCTCCTTGTCAGTATTGCCACACTTAGAACAAGTGCATGTGCATTCATTGTAATTCCATTCAATTATTATCATTATCAATTCCTAACACTTCAAAATAAACTTTATCACATATACAACCATAAGGATTTTTGTCGGCTAAATAATCTAACC